AGATACAAAATGAAAGCAACAAACATGACCAGAGAAGATTACAGCAAGAATTTCAATGGAAAGACTGGATTCGAAGCAAAGAGCTTTACAAATCGAATCAGCGGAACCAAATCTGCAAAATATTTCTTCAATGGTGTCGAGTTCAACGCTTTCTACAATGACAACAAGTCCTCAGAAGTGGTTTTGATGAATAGGGCTTGGAGCAGTCTTTCAAACAAATTCTACTACAGAGAAGTAGCAAGAGTTGCAAGATAACAAATAAAAAGGAGCAACAAAATGACAATCGAAAAAATCAGAAAAGAAATTGAAGCAAGAATCGAGAAACTGGAATGTGATTACGTCAATGTTTGGCACAAGTGTGCAGACATAAACGAATTGAATTACAGACAGAAGAAAATCAAAAAGGAAAAGGAAAAACTGGAAAGAGCACTTGAAGTACTGAAGTAAACAACTCCCCTCTTCGGAGGGGGTATTGCTCCAGCCCTTGCTGAGGGTTGAGGCGATACAAAGGAGAACCAAAATGAAAATTAACGTAACGAACGAGCAGAAAATCACTGAGGAACTGAACAAGGTCAACGCAAAAGTTCGTAATGCCGACTACACTTCCGTCAAGGCAATCGTCAATGTAATCGAGAAAAGCCTTACTGAAAAAGGTCTGCCGAAAAACCTGTGGTCTGGGCTTGCCTTCTGGTGTGACATCAACGCACAAAAGTTTCCCAATGCTTACAAATGGACGCCGGAGTCAACCCAGTTTATGTTGACTAGATTCCCTAGCGGTTGGTTTGTGACCAAGGTTATAAGAACCACTTGTGACACCAAAATGGTTCGTCCTGCTGTTGCTTTGACCGACAAGCAGAAAGAAGCCATCGTAAACAGCTTTTACTCGTTCTGATGGTAATCTATCACCTTAGGGGCTTGCGTTGATTCTGTGCAAGCCTCGTGCATCTGGGAGGCTATTTGAATGGATATTAAACCGTGTACTTGTGGGGAACTCCCCGGTTTGGAAAGCAGTACGTACGGATGGGAAGCGGAAGAACGGACTTCGTATTACTATCGGTGCCCTGCTTGCGGACAGCGTGTAGGGGTATGGGACTCCAAGCAAGAGGCTTTGCAAGAGTGGAACAAGGCGCACTCTTGACCAACCCAGCGATTCATGGTAGTATTTATACGACAGTGAGCAATCTACCAATGACCTTGCTGTCTGCACCGTTGGTGTAGAGGTGACTGGTAAGACTCCTTAGAGATAATCCCAGTCCTCAACAATGCTTTGCCAGTCACCGTCATTGAGTGAGGGTGGTAGCTGGGATTATCTGTAGGGAGTTTTTTTATGGCTAAACGTAAGTACATCGAATATTATGAGAAGTATTATAATATAAAGATACCAGAAGGATTTATAATACACCATATCGATAGTGATAGAACTAATAACAATATCGACAATTTAATTATGCTACCTAGCAAGTTGCATTCAAAGTATCATAGCTATATGAATCTTTTCAATTCAGAAAATATCTCATTAACAATGCAAAGTTTACAAAAAACCAATGTCATTACAAACCTAGCTATTACAATTCAAGAGTGTGGCGAATGGATTATCAAGAAACATAACATGGATTATAAAAAGTTTATGGAGGCAAGCAATGGCAGATAACGAAAAATATTATTACATCAAACTGAAAGACAATTATTTTGAGCAAGATAACATTAAAGTTTTGGAATCAATGAAGAATGGACATACTTACAGTTTAATTATTATCAAGATGTATCTTAAGGCATCAAAGACGGCTGGACAGCTTATGATGACGCAAAGGATACCTTATGACCCTAGCAATGTAGATATTCTTGCAAGCGTACTAGGTCATGATGTTGACCACGTGAAAGAGGCTATAAGGCTTGGTGTACAGCTAGACTTAATAAAGATTATTGATGGAAAAGAAATCTGGATGACAGAAATTCAAAACATGATAGGACAATCATCAACAGAAGCTGATAGGATAAGGCTTTATAGAAATAAATTAGACGCAAAAGCATTGCCAGAAAATACAGATGTACAAATGTACGACAAAAGTACACCAGAGTTAGAGAGAGAGAAAGAGAAAGAGATAAAGAAAGATATATATAGTGGCGTTTACACTGAAATAATCGCCTACCTCAATGAAAAGACTGCATCACGATACAAGCCTACGAAATCAACCAAGGAGTTTATCCATGCAAGGATTGAAGAAGGATTCACAAAAGACGATTTTATCACTGTCATTGACAACAAGGTAGCAAGCTGGAAAGGAACTGAATGGGAGAAATACCTTAGACCACAGACACTTTTCAACGCTACCAAATTCCAAGGGTATCTAAATGAAAAAGGATTCTCAAAACAACAAGGCAACGATATTTCAAAGGAACTCCAAGCAAAAGGCGTCTTTAGAATTGAGAACGGGAAGTACTTCACTGAACGTGGAACAGAGTTTGACCCATTTGAGGATTTAGGGGAGTGCCCATTTTGAAAGCATATTCAGCGATTGAGGAGGTGTTTATGAAGCTACAGGCAACGAGGGAAGAAGGGGACTATATAAAAGACGGACTTTTGTACTGTGGTAAGTGTAACACACCCAAGCAGCTCAAGAGAATATTTCTCGGAACTGAGAAGATATTTGGGTGCATGTGTGATTGCCAGGCGGAAGCAGTTTGCAACCAAGAGAAAGAGGACAATAGGAAACGGTTGATTAAAAGGATAGAGTTGAACAAAAGCAGCGCATACAATGATACGTCACTTCTGAAAAACACTTTCGATCAAGACGATAATTCACTTCCTGTTATTTCAAACGCAAGCAGAAAGTATGTGGAGAATTTCAAGACTTTTTTAGAGGAGGGGCGGGGGCTTTTGTTTTACGGGCTGGTGGATGGTGGAAAGACCTTTTATGCCACCTGCATACTCAACGCTCTTCTAGACAAAGGATACGCTTGTAAAGCAACCTCTTTCCCAGACCTTGCGAGTAAGTCTTTCGCAGACTTTGACAAGACAGATTTTTACAACTCATTCAACGCCTACGATTTATTGCTCATAGATGACATGGGAACAGAGAGAAGAACGGATTATATGCAGGAGATAATCTATGGCGTTATAGATACCAGATACACCGCTAAGCTGCCGATGATTATCACGACAAACCTATCTTTATCAGATATTAAGACTCCTTCAGATATTGCAAACAAGCGTATATTTTCAAGGATATTGGAAAGATGCCACCCGATAGAAATACCGCAAACAGAACATAGATTGAAAAATGGGCGGAATGAGTTTGTTAAAACCAAGGAAATACTGGGAATATGATTCACTACCAAGGCTATCTATGGGAGATAACGTACAAGCACGTGGCTCACTACGGAACGTTCTACTTTCTCAAGCGAAGGGAAGGTAATAGAATAATAATGCAGGAAGTTGAAGAAAGCTTGCTAACGGCGCAAATTATGGTACAATCAACCGAAGAGGTGAATAATGGCAAAAAACAATAAACAGATTACCGGAGAATTGGCAAAAGAATACTGCAAGAAATTCCCGACGGCTGCAACAAGCGAGATTGCAAGGGCATTGATAACTGACCACCCAGAGGCGTTTCGCAACCAAGAGCACGCAAGGTCGGCAGTGAGATATTATCGTGGTGCGTCTGGAGTAGAGCTGAGAAGGACTCTAGCTACCCCGATTCCAAGGGTTGTTATTCCAAAGGCAGACGTTCAAGCCGAATGGAAGCCATACAAAATTGATGGTTTTCCGATTGCCATTTGTGGCGATATGCACATGCCGTACCATGACGAGGAAGCGATACAGCTTTTCATCGACCATTGCGAAGATATAGACCCTGCTACCATAGTCCTAGCTGGAGATTGCCTTGACTGTTACCAGCTATCTAAGTTCGGGAAGAATCCAAAATTCCGTGACTTCCCAGCCGAAGTTGCAATGATGAAAAACTTCCTCCGTAGTCTCCATGAGTCCTTTCCTAAAGCAAAGATTGTCTACAAGGTAGGCAACCACGAGGAGCGGTACGAACGCTACTTACAAGACCATGCACCTGCACTTTTCGGACTCGATGAAATCACCCTGCAAAACCTAATTGGTGCAACAGAACCATGGATTGATTACGTAGACAACAAGCGTGTAATGACAGCAAAGAAGTTGAACATCATTCATGGTCACGAATATGTCTTTGCTATATCTAATCCTGTTAACCCTGCCAGGGGGCTGTACACGAGAGCGAAGAAAAACGCAATGACCTTCCACTTCCACCAGACCTCCGAGCACTCAGAGACAGCCATCAATGGCGACCTGGCTACATGTTGGTCAGTAGGCAGTCTATGCGACCTTCATCCCCAGTATATGCCGTTAAACAAGTGGAACCACGGCTTTGCGGATATCTGCGAGGACGGTGACGGTTTTATTGTCCACAACTACCGAATATTCAACGGAAAACTTTTATAAATAAATAAAACAAAGTGCTTGACAGTTCCTACTATAGGGTGTAATATTAGGTATAAAGAGAAAGGAGATTACAAAATGTACAAAGTAAACGCATGGTTCGCAAATCAAATTTCAAAGTTGGCTGGTTTTTTCGGTGACAAGTCAATCATCTATGAAATGAAAGCATCTGAAGCTGATGTAATTGAAGCCGCAAACAGATTTGGATTTTTCTACTTCGATTGTGGTGACAGCTTCGTTCTTTCAAGACCAAAATACTGCAAGTAAATATACATCCCCTCTTCGGAGGGGGCATTTCTCAACCGTCTACTGGGCGGTTAGGTAATGCAAAGGAGAGCATATGACCGCAATCAAATCAATCGCATTTTGTATCGGCTGGATTATCACGGCAAGCATAGGTCTTTGGGCTATGGCATTATACGGAGCGTTTTTCGCAATAAGGGGGATGAAATGAGAGAATGGGTATACGAAGCAAAGCGTGCTGAGCACCTGTTTAATGAGGTTAGAACTTGTGAGGTAGAGTGCTACGAGGACGGAACGCAAGTCACGGACGGAAATCCAGAAGGTAGGGAAACCTTTCTAGACGACTGGTATCAATGCTCTTGTGGACAGAAGTACAAGACGGAAGAAGATGCAGTTGACTGCTGTTTCCCAAGATATCACGTTGACTATGAGGAGTAGGTTATGAACATTTATGAAAAATTGCTAACAGCTAGAATTATGCTTAAGAATAAGGGCATAAAGCAGGGTGGGAAAAATGACTTTGCAAAGTATACGTATTACGAACTTGCAGACTTTGTACCAGCAATCATGGACATTTGCGCAGAAGTAAAAATAATTCCAATGGTTTCTTTCGGAGAACAAGCAACACTCACGATAGTGAATCTTGAAAAACCAGACGAAACGATAGTCTTTACTTCACCCATGAGTACCGCAAGTCTTAAAGGTTGCCATGAAGTGCAGAATTTAGGAGCAGTCGAGACGTATTTGAGAAGGTATCTCTATCAGACCGCTTTTGAAATTGTGGAGTCTGATTTTGTGGAAAACTCAACAAAAAATCCAGCACAAGAGCCGGATAAGTTTGACCGCGCAAAAGAGCTTGCAGAGTTTGAAGTAAGGGTCAATAATTCTGATTGGGATGATGAAAAGAAGCGTTTAACCATCCTTGGGCTTCCAAAATATAGTGATAAGATTCTCAAGGTTTTGGACGATAAATTAGCAAAGGATGGCTTCTGATGGTTGACTACAACGATGCAATCCACGAGTACACTTTAGAGGGGATTCACCTCCCCTCAGTGAGTGAACTACTCAAGCCTATTCTCAGTGATTTTGAGATTGACCCTAAATACGCTGAAAGAGGGACAGCTGTACATAACCTTACCGAGCTTTGGGATACCGGCTTGTACATGCCCGAGCTGGCTGACGATGAACTCATGCCGTACATGATGGCCTATGAGGACTTCCACGACCAACACGATATCGAAGTGCAAGAAATCGAAATGATGGTTTTTAACCCCACACTCATGTATGCCGGACGCTTGGACAGGCTCTGGCTGATTGACGGTAAAAAGCATCTGACAGATAACAAGACTGGTGGAAAGTACAAGCAACATTTGTTCCAACTTTGTGCCTATCATATGGCATTACCGCCTACTGATTGCGAACTGTCAAACCTGTACCTAAACCCTTTCAACTTCAAGTTGCACACTTGGGGGCATGGTGAACGAGTGTATGGATATCGGATGGTCGAAGCACTTTCGCTAATTTATTGGGATAATCACAGAAGGGACAGAAAGTCCCTTGAGAAGATTTTGGAGGCAAATCATGACCATACAAGAAGCATCTAAACACGTAGGCTGTCACACAGCGACACTCTATCGGGCTATTCAGAGCGGTGAACTATCTTGCTCACGCAATGAAGGGCAGCACCCTGCAAACAAGATTTTCATCGAGCAAGCAGACCTTGATGAATGGGCGAAAGACCCGAACCTTGAAGGACTCTACACCAAAGAGGAACTTGCAGTATTGAAAGGTGTTTCCAAGCGGACGGTTGACTCTTGGATAGTCAAAGGCAGGCTGAAAGAGCGTTATACCGTTGGGAAGAGAAAGTACTACCACCCCGAGGATTTGTATGACCGTAACACTACACAGAGATAGCATAGCTCTAGTCGTACCGCATGGGCTGAGAGGCGAACTCAAAGCCCTGTACGACAAAGCCGACCAAAAGCATAACGGATATCTAACCTTGACGCTGGACGTTCCCAAGCGACCCAGGACGGTGGGAGAGAAGAGCCAGAATCGGGCGATTAACGGATACATCCAACAAATCTGCAAGGAGACTGGTAACGATTTTGACGATGTTAAGCTCTATTGCAAGACCGAAGCGTTAAGTAGGGGATACCCATTCAAGGTTAACGACAAAGGCGAGATTATAACCTCATTGACTACGGGTGAACCAGTGCCGGAGAGCGAGAGCAAGATTAGTGTAGAGGAAGCGAGTGTGTTGATAGAGACGATTGTCCAGCTTGCAAGTGAGTTGGGGATCGTGCTGAAAAGTGTTGACTGAGCCATAGTATTATGGTAGTATTATTGCAAGGAGAAAAAGAATGGCTGATAAAAAACCAAAAGCAGTAGGTTGGGGCAAGCAGGTAACGAGTTGGAAGCGTGGCGTGAGTGTCTGTCTGGACGACTTGCAGAACTTTGCAACCAGGAGCGATAAGAACAACAAGTTTTACGTAAGGTTGAACATCGTTGACCTCAAGGAACCAAACCAGTACGGCAAAGATGTTTACGTTGAGATTGACACATGGAAGCCAAACTCCCCACAGAAGAGCTACAAGCCGAATACCCCAGAGAACTTTGTTGATGATTCTGGCGACCTTCAAATCCCATTCTGATATGACTGAACGAGAACGCTTCGAATACCAAGAAAACCGAATTAGGCTGATGATTGAGCGTGGTTGTACTTGCGAGGTGTGCGGAAAGCCGCTGCACCTCGGCAACTTACAGATAGCCCACAGGATATCAAAGGCTAAGAGATACTTGAAGCAATACGGAAAAGAAGTTATTCATCACCCTTTGAATTTGGCTACCGTGTGCTCTCTGAAATGCAACGATGCAGTTTTACTTGACCCAAAGACGCACCCGATAGAAGCCGCTGAACTGATACAGAAAATTAAGGAGAAATTGAATGGAAGAGGGCAATGAGATTTATGAAAAAGTTGTCTCAATTCTTGAAGAAGGTGTGAAGCCATTGGAACAACTTTACACAGAGAGTGGAACAAAATTTAGTGTTGAGGATGTGGGAACAATAGCGGAGACATTCTTTGCTCTCTATAACAAAATAATTGATTATTATAAGGAGTTGAAGTGATGGAAAAGACTGAGTTGATGAAACGGTATGAAGCGGAGACGGATGAATGTGCAACATATCCTTGGCATAATAAAGAGTTTGTAACTGACGATGTGCTTGATTGGGCATGGGAGAAAATACAAAAACTCCAAGCCGAAAACGCCCAACTGAAAGACCAACTCCGCTGGCGACCTGTGAGTGAGAAGCCGGAGAAGGGGAAAGAGGTAATACTCTCATATGTTGACTGTTATGGCCATCGAATCAACGTTCTTGGCTCCTATGTCCGTAGATTTGATGAAGAAACAGATTCCGCCGACGATGAGGATGTTATGGAATATTCCGATGAAAAGGATGAGTATTATCTCAAAGAAGGATGGTATGAGCATACAACACACAGTGACTATGATCATTGGCTACTCCATGAAAAGATTGATAAATGGCTCCCCATCCCAAGGGCGTGATGCTAAAACCATGCCAGACGGATGGGAGGAGCTCATGAACGCTGGAAAGCAATTTGAAAAGGACTTCAAGGCAAGCGTGCTAGACGACCAGTTTTTCCTTCGGCTGAACGATGCAGGAGGGTGGTCAAAATCTACTGACTTGCGGTTCACACCTTCCCAACTCTGTGACTGCCTTCTGTTTACTCGTGGGATTTTGTACCTTCTTGAGTTGAAGAGTCACACAGGGAAAAGTATCCCTGCTACCGCTTTGAAGCAGACCAATGCACTTGCTACCGTGGACTACGTAGGGACATACCCTGCCTTCGTGTGCAACTTTCGGGACTACAGCGAGACTTATATCATCGGAGCGTACTACGTGCAACAGGAGCTTACGGTACGCAAGAGCCTGTCACTGGAAACCTGTAGGGAACTTGGAACTTTGATACCTCAGAGAAAACTGAGGGTTCATTGGAGATATGATTTGAGCGTCTTGTAGGAGGCAATATGTATTACTTGTACTATGATGAAACAGGCTATGGGGATTATGGCATGAAAGAGTTTGATAGCGAAGAAGAAGCTATGAAGTGTATAAACGAAAACATTGAAAGCAACGCTCTTGAAGAATTTAGGCTTATTCGTGGGCAAGAATTGAAATTAAAGGCTATCGAGGTTACAACAAAGGTTGTAAGAGCATAAGACGTGCTAAGGCACAAAGGGGTTTTTATGAACGAAGAAGTAGTAGGGGCAAAACCACAACAAAGTTTCATGGAAGAGTTGAGAAACAGTATAGGAGTGGTTTATGAAATGGCTGTATCTCTTGATAGAGAAGTTGTAGACAGGCGTGAAAAGTATCTTGGACAGAATTGTGCCGATGTAAAAGAAGAGTCAGTTCCAGATAACATGTGCGGGCAAATGTTTGCTTTGATCCATAGGACTATGGAAATGTTAGACAGAGCACGCAAATATGTCTTGGAGATTTAGTAAAAGCGTGGTATAATTGAGTTAGTGAGCTATCGATACCTACGGGCCGGTAGCCAAGGTTTGGTCAGCCTTGAATGACCGTAGGGCTATCCAGCAAGGGAGCTGGTGCCGGTTGTAAGAGGAAGGGAGGAGTATTCGGTTACTTAGCCGTCCATCCTGTGGGTTCGAGTCCCACAAGCCCTAATCAGCCGCTGACGAGCGGAGCGTAAAGCAGTGCAAGCCTATCAACGATGCTTAAATCGTACTGCATGAGGGAACGTAAGCCCCAAGTCGGAACAGAGAATGGAGTCCGGCACTATCGCAGGGAGCGAGGCGCAGGCTTGCCTCATAAGCACAGCCGTTGGGGGTCGGTTCCCCACCCTGCTATCGTGGGGCTGAAATGGTGTCGATTGCTTGGAAAACCCGAAGGGACTAAGCAAGACGAGGGTTCGATTCCCTCCAGCTCCAAAGCAACAAAGTGAGATTAAAGGAGAAAAAATGAAGTACAAAACAAAGGTCAGAGAGATGGAAGCCGTCAGATACGATGGCGGTAATGTGGCGGAGATTGAAGCAATCGTGGCAGACCAGTTGGAAAACTTCGTCCATCGGATGGAATGCGGTGATTTGCTGTTGAGAGATGGGATGGTGCATATCGGGGATTGGGTAGGTGTGGAAGACGGACTTGTAAAGATTTTAAGTGATAAGGCATTTCGCAGAAACTATGAGGTTGTCGGTCAATAGCTTGACAAAATAGGGTATCGATTGTAGAGTAGACATAAGTGGACTAGCCATTCACCTTGCAGACTGAAGAGCCTTTATATTGGACGTTAATGTTGTAAGTCTGCAACATATACCTGTTGGCTACAGGACGTCCAGTATAAGGGCTTTTGCTTTGTCTGGCGAAGGAGTATCAATGATTATTAGCAAAGAGTTTATTGAGAAAGGTTTGACTAATGGTATTGGCATAAAGGCTTGTCAGATAAAGTTGCTTGGTGGCAAATACCCACTTGTTAAAGGATGGAAGGAAGCATTAATTGGGAAATACATAACAGAGGATGTTGCCCAGCTTTATTTGCAATTACGTGACATGGATAAAAAGCAAGGTAGAAAGCTAGTAACAAAAATGCTTAACAAGAAACGGATGGAGCGTATACAATCTGCACCGATTGAAAAGCCAATAAGGGAAGCCATTGTTGACATGATTAAGTATCAACCATTAAAACATAAAGGGCTTGATGTACTTGATTCATTCATGGAATACCTTACCACCCATGAAAACCTAACAGATATGCAGATTGAATATCTTAAAAGAGTTCCGACAGATTACCACGATTATAGGAGACGTTCAATAGATGCTTTTGTGTATCTTGTCTATTCAAACACTGACGACAAAAACAGAACACTTGTAAAGATTGGGTATTCTAAAGACCCAAAGAAGCGGTTGAGTGAATTAAAGACTGCAAACCCAAAAGTAAAGCTATTATCAACCAAGAAAGGGTCTATGGATTTGGAGTGGAAGCTTCATAGCTATTTCAGCAAATATCACCAACAAAGAGAATGGTTTGCTTTCCCTTGTGACAAGGACGCTACAATCAAAATGTTTGAGGATGCAGTAGAAGAGTTAAGAGATTGTGACGACCCACTTCTTAGGTACAAAGAGGAACTACTTGCAAAATGGGAAATTAAACCACAATATCTAAATACAAACATAAAACCAATCTAGGGGAGAGCTATAAGTAAAAGAGAGGAATAAATGACAAAGGAAGAATTAGAAGAACGTAGAGAAACTTGCAAGACAAGAAACCATCTAGGATATTGCAATATATCCGATCAAGATTGTCCAAAGTGTAAAGCATATGAATATGAGCCATTGGATTTAATTGTCGGGCATTCATGGAAAGATATCCAAAACATGCAGAATAGATGTAACCTTGACACTTCTAGTTAATGTGTTATAATAAAAGCATGGCTAATAAAATGGGAAGGAAACGAATAGAGATAGACTTCGAGAAGGTAGACGCTCTCTGTGCGGTCTTTTGTAACTGCAAGGAGATTGTTTCCGTTCTAAACTCGTTTGATGTGAATTGTTCTTATGACACGGTAGAAAGAAGAGTCAAAGAGCAGTTTAATATGACATTTGCGGAATATGTAGAACAAAAGCAGATGGCATTTGCTAAACCCAAGTTAAGGAAGGCTCAGTTTGATTGTGCTCTTGGCGGTAATGCAACCATGCTTGTATGGCTCGGAAAACAATACCTAGGACAAGCGGACAGGCAGGAGATTACGGGAGCAGGTGGAGAGCCTATTAAAGTAATATGGCAGAAATAGGAATCCTTCAGCAGTACAAGCCGTTCTTCACTGACTCCTATAGATACAACGTTGTCTATGGTGGAAGAGGTAAGGGAGCGACATGGTCTATTGCCAGAGGACTCTTGGTAGAGGCTTGCGAGAAGAGACATAGAATCTTATGTACAAGAGAGTTTCAGAACTCAATCAACGAATCTGTATATCATACGTTAAAAGAGCAAATCATCACATTAGGGCTAGAGAGTAATTTCGAGGTGCAAAAGAACACGATCGTTTCATTGACGGGTTCAGAGTTCATCTTCAAAGGTCTTAGGCATAATGTAGACTCTATTAAATCCATGGAAGGTATTACAAGGGTATGGGTAGCTGAGGCTGACAAAGTACCTCAAGACTCTTGGGATAAATTAATACCTACGATAAGAACAGATGATTCCAAGTTCTTCATTGACTTTAACACAGATACAGTAGACGACCCTGTGTATAGGATGTTCGTAAAGCAGAAGAGAGAAGATACCTTCGTTCTTTTCCAGACGTATAAAGACAACAAGTTCTTTCCAGAAGTCCTTCTCAAAGACATGGAGCATGATAGGAAATACAACTTTGATAAATACATGTGGGTTTGGGAAGGCAATCCTCGCAGCTTCTCTGACTCTTGTGTTTTTGCAGGTAAGTTTGAGATAGATGATTTTGAGACTATAGATAACGCTGAGTTCATGCAAGGAATAGACTGGGGTTTTGCTCATGACCCTACTGTCATGGTAAGGTGCTATGCTCATGGTGGGAATCTCTACATAGAAAACGAGGTTGGAGGCGTAGGCGTTGAAATAGACGCTCTTCCAGGACTCTTTGAGAACATACCAGATTCTTACAAGTGGCAAAGTGTAGCTGACTCTGCAAGGCCGGAACTGATATCTTATCTTAAGAAACGTGGGTACAGAATCACTTCATCCAAAAAGGGTAAGGGTTCTATCGTTGAAGGAATAGACAGACTGAGAAACTACGACAAGATTATCATTCACCCTAGGTGTAAAAACACTATTGAAGAGTTCAAGCTGTACTCATACAAGACAAACACAACAACAGGTGATATAATGCCTATAGTAGAAGATGCTAACAATCACTATATAGATGCTCTGAGGTATGCCACAGAAACCCGTGGTACTTACACAGCAGGGAGATAACATGGACGGAACACAGATAAAAGAACTGATTGACAATTACACAGCAACCAAGACTTACCAGCAGATGAAACTCTATAGGGACTTGTACATGAAAGCCAATCCCAACTTGATGAAGCGGATAAGGGACAGGGAACTGCAGAAGCGCACTCCTAACTGGTGCGTTCCTACTGCTTACTTCTCAACGGTAATAGATACTCATGCTGGGTATTTGTTTTCGGACGTTCAGTATGACTCTAAAAACGATATTTACGAGGCACACATTCAAGAAATCCTTGACGCCAACAACGTATCAGTAAAGGACATGAAAGCCGGACTCCATGCCTTGACCTACAATCGAGCCTACGAGCTTGTCTACACTGTCGGGGATGGCGTTGACCTCAAGGGTACTAAGATAAAGTTTGCACCTCTTGACCCTCTTAGCGTTGTTCCTATCTATTCAGATACCATAGAGCCGGAGTTGATAGCTATTGTTTGGTTCCGCGATAGCGGAGCGACCAAACTTGTTGACTACATAACCGCTACCGAATGGACGCAATTCAAAGCAGAGAAAGACAGGAGCTACGAGCAGATTGATACAAGGGTGCTCAATTTCTCCCAATGTCCTGTTGTCGAATACCGAGCGGAAATGATAGGTGATGTCTCACCGTTCGACTCTGTTGTGAGTTACATCGAAGCTCTTGACTGGGCGATAACAGGCAACTCCAATGAAATAGACAGAATCGTTGATGCGATCCTTCTGCTTGGTCAGAGGATGGATCCGGAGGATAGAGATCACCTCAATGAAATCAAGACCCTTGAGGGAATTTCCAAGGACGACATTACGCCTCAGTTCCTTGAGAAGAACCTTTCACCCGAATTCAGAAAGTATGTCACCGACCTGCTTATCCAGGAGATTTACCGCCATTCCCACACTGTTGACTGGCATACACAAATGGAAGGGGAAGCAAGTGCAAAGGCTTTGAAGATAAAGCTCTTCGACATGGACATGTACTCAAGGCGTATCGAGAAGGTGTTTATCGAGGGCACGAAGAAGCGACTTGATTTAATCATGGAACTTGTACGGCTCCGAGACAACATGCAACCCGAAGCGATTAGCGTATCATTTGAGCGTACATTGCCTACTGATGTAGAGACACTCATCCAAGTGCTCACTGGCGTGGACTGGATTAGCAACCAGACCAAACAAGAATGGGTAGGGCTGAACTCTGATATCGAGCAAGAGCGGCTGAATGGTGAAGCACCGATGATTAACCTAGATGAGGTGGCAAATGACATACAGTCAGATGCAGACAGCGAAGAGTAAGACAATAGACTCAATCCTTCTATCGATAGAATCCGAAATCAAGAAAACCTATCGGTTTGGAAGGGATAATGTGACCGGTTTAGTGAAAGATGTTTACGCAAAGTATCTTACAAGCGTTGACGGAGCGGACTACTACAAGACCCTCAATCTCTACAACCGCCTTAAAACGATGGAACAGGAAATCAAGGGCGTATATATTCAGATTGGTAGAGAAACACGAAAGACCGTAACTAATGGCATGTACACCACCTTCGATGAATCGTATCTGATGGACAGATATACAACCGCCTTCTTTTCGGATAACATCGGGAAGAACATCAAGTACTC